GGCGAGAAGTACTTGGGCCACTGCGCCACCAGCGCGGAAGGCTTGTAGTTCAAGTTCTCGCGGATGGCGCGACCGCCGTTGCTCTCGTGGCCCGTGTTAGCCAGGAACATGGCGATGCGCTTGGACGTGATGATGCCGTGCCGGTCGCAGGCGTCGTTCAGCACCGCGGCCCATTCAGCCGGGTCAGCCCAACCCAAACCCTGCATTAATTTAGAAGTGATCACCGAGTAACCCTTTGGTTTAAGGCTTCATCCTTAGCCTTACTGCCGGCACTGCTGCCGAAGTAATACGCTACAACGCCGCCCCAGGCAGTGCCAAGGGTGCCAAGCATCACCAGCATGGCCTCAGACCCACCATGCTGCGGCAGGCCGTTGCGGAGCATGTAAAACAGCGCGCCGAAATACCCCGCCGTAATCAGCCCGGCCAGCAGCCGCGGCGTCCAATCGCGCGTCTTGACCTCGCGGTTGCGGGCGCTGTCACGGTCGGCGTTGGCAATCCGCTCTAGGTCGATGTCCAACTCGCGCATTTTGACCGCGAAATCCTGCTCGGCGGTCTTCAGCGCCAGAAGCTGCTCCGGTGTGGCCTTGGCCGCAGCCTCGGTCAGTTCGGCCTCGGTGCCGTCTGGCTTGCCCAGCAGAGCCTCAGAAATGGCGCGTGTGGCCATGCCGGCCAAAGGGCCACCGACGGCGCTGGCGATGGACGGCGCGACCGTGCGGACAAGGTTCAGAAGCTGGTCCATCCTATCGCTCCAACATGAAGGTCAGGTTCTGGTGCCGGGGATAGGTGACAGTCCGTTCACCTTCAGGACACTTGTACTTAATGGTAGCCAACAGCGTCGCCCGTCCTTGGGCGATGGTTTCCTTGTCGGCAATGTCCAGCAGGTAGGTGAAGGTGTCGATCTTAGGGCCAGCGGGACCGGTGAACCGCGTCATGCTTGGCGTGGCCTGGTGGATGACACCAGCGCCGTCGCGCACGGTCACCTCGAACCCTTCGACCGAACAGTCGTCGCGCTTCTTAACCCGTGCCACTGTTACCGTAACGGGCTGGCCAATCTTGGTGTCGACGATCCTGAAATGCTCCGGCGCCCACGCGATAATCTCGTTCTTGAACCAGCCAAACTTTTCACCCGCAGAGTAGCCGCCAACAGCCAGCGCGAAGCTGGCCGTCGCAAACTGCACAACAGGCGTCAGCTTGGGCAGTTCCATTACTTGTCGGCCTTGCGTTCTAGCCGCTCAAAGATGGCCCGGCACATCTCTTTGATTTCTTGCACGTCTGACTTGTAATCGTCCTTGCTGACGTAGCTTGTATGCAGTTCACGCTCAATGGCCTTCATGTCGGTTTGCAGCGCCCTGACGCTCTCCCACACCACTTTCATCATCCAACCAATCGCGGCGCCGGCTATACCCACAATGATGTTGTACAAATCTTGCGTCATGGGCGGCCTCTAGCGGACAAAAGCGTTGGCAGGATCAGATTGATACAACATTTGTTGCAGCGTTGGAGAAAGCATCGGCACCGGCCGAGCGGCCATGGGCGCCGTAACGTCGCCCCGGCGCATCCCTGCGGCGAGATTAGCCGCAGCCTGTTCCGCCATCATGTTACGCGCGCCGCGCGCCGCGTAGCCTACCGCGGGAACCGCCGCAGCCGCTAACATTAAAGAAGGATCGCCGGCGTGGTACCCATAATACGCCGCGCCGCCTGGAGTTAAACCCGCCATAACGCCGCGCGCGTCTAAGCCTGGGCGTAAATTACTAAGCGCTTTTATGACCGGTCCTCTAGCTTCGCCGCTGGCTATACGCGATATGTTCGCAAGTTCTTCAGGGGTGTAGCCAAAAGATTTACCGTTGCGGATGTCTTTTTCTAGTTTAGCAAATTCGGCTCGGATAGCTTCGTCAAGCCGGCCCGAATTAACCGCTGTCGCTGATCTTGAGGCGTTAAACACCGCGTCTTCAATTTCATTACTTTTCGCCATGCGCGACCAAGCAGTACGAGCGTCTGTTACTGCTTGGCGGACAACGCCCGCGTCGCCCCCGACGATTGCGGTTGGGGGCGGGTTTAACGTAAAATCATCTAACTGCCGAATGACATCGCCAACAAGTCTAGCTTGCCGTCTATCCCCAGGTTGTGGCGACCCGCTAAGAATACGGCGCGCGTCCGATAGATCGTTTCGCAACACATGTAACTCAGTAAAAGTCAGCGGTTGCGACGTGTTATCTAAACGTATTAACGTTTTGTTAATTGTGGGGTCTGTATTTTGGCCAATTTTATACCCTTCATTTTCAATCCGCGCGCGTAAATTTCCTGAAAAAGTATTGGCCGCCGTCGGGTCATATTGGACACCAGCGTTGTCAGCTTGCGTATACGCGCGTTGGGCTTGCCCGCGCAAATCGCGGCCTGACGGGGTAAATACTCGTTCAGCCGTCTGTCCTACGCTGCGCGCTATATTGCCGGTTTGCGCTGTCGCGCGGCCGCCAAGAACGGACCCTGCTAAACTAAGAGCTAAGTTGGTCAAAGGGTCTTGTTCAGTTTCTGTAAACTCTCGGACCACCGACGGTAGCGCCGCGCCTCCAGCGCCAGCGCCAGTTTGAGCCACAGGCTGCGCGGCAAGCGTTTCGACTATACTAGCGGGCCGTTGAGAGCTAACATTAGCCCCCGGCATCATATTTTGCGCCGCTGTTGCGCCTAACCGGCGGCGTAACACATTAAAAGCGGCGGCCTGCGCGCCAGCCGTTGACGCCCCACCGGCAACATCCGACAAAATACGTTGACCTGAAGTTTCTGGCGCGCGCCCAATACCGCCGGCTTCCAACGTGCCTTGAATTAGTTCCGTCGGCGTAGATACGCGCGGCAAACCAAAACGCGGCGCGACGACATTATATCCTGTCGCGCCTATGTCCGCTGCGCCTAACACCAAAGGCCCCAAAGCCGCGCCTGCGCGGGTGCCAAGCGTGCCAAAACGCGACCCGGCCAGCGCGCCCGCCGCAGCGGCAACGGCGGGGGGAGACGCCGCGCGCGATACAACGCCCGCATTTTGCGCTAGTGACGTGTCAGGTTCGCGGGCGGGTTGCGGCTGAAAATTTTGTTGCGCGTAAGATAACACCTGTTCTTGCGTCGCACCTTCAGGGGCGGTGACAATAAACCGGCGCCCGTCAGGGGCTGTGATTTCATATTCCATCACTGCGCTGGGCGGATAGACCACCCACCTTCTGTTGGGGCTGCGGAAGACGCGGGAGGCGCTTGACGCGTTCTACGAGGGCCGGGAACTTCGACCGCTGATTCTGGAAGCGTAAATTCGCGTTCAGCACCCATTCGTTTACTTAAGTTGGTTAATATGCCGCGCACCGAATCAATGGATTGCGTGGGGTCAGACACCGCGCGCACCAAAGATTGAAACTCAGGAATTGAGTTAGCTTCGCCGGCGGTCATGCCCGTCGCTTTTCTAAGATCGGTAATGAGAAAACGTGCGATGCTTTGCAACTGATCCCGGTATTGTTGGGCTTCCGTTGCGCGCATTTTTTCCACTTCCTGTCCTACGGTGGTGCCCGCTGCGTAAGCTGAAAGTCTGCTTGCTCCAGACCGACGAATGTTTGGAATTGCTTCTAAACTGTCGAGTTTTTTGTACAAGTCCCACATAGTATTAAGTTGCGATTGAACTTGAGTACGGCCGCGCGTGCGTTCACGTTCTTCACCTTCTTCTTTTGCTTGTTGCCGCGCGCGGGCTTGCGATAGCGCATCAGCTTCGCGTCTTTGGTTCGCCATGTCGCGGGCTTCGGCAATGTTTCGCGGCAGGCCGGGCGTCGTTGGACGCGCGTCAGACGCAAGCACTACATCAGCATCTGCGCCAGTGTTAACAGCGGGTGTCACAAACGCGTTTGTTACTGGTGTTGCTGACATAGCGTTAGCAACAGGCGCTTCGCTTATATCTGTCAACGGCGTTTGAAGCACCGGCGACGTAAGCGCCGCGCCAGGCTCTACGCGGTTGTCTGGTGCGCCCATGGCAAGCAGACGGCGCCGGGCAGCGCCGGGACCGTAGTCTACCGTATCGCCCGCCCACGCAATAATTTGCCCCGCCGTTTTACCCCGCAAAAACGGGTTGGCGTCAATCGCGTCGGGGGTTAATATACGCTCAACGGGTGTGTTAGGATCGGCGGACAGCAGTCGCCTAGCCCCGCCGGCGCCAGCAAAATGCGCCAGATAAAGGTTGGTGCCGTTAGGCTCAAACCCTGCGCGGGATAGCGTGGCTGCGTTGCGGTTGGTGTGCGCCTCACCCAAAAATTCTTCGATGGGGCGGCCGTCTGGCAACGTGGAATTGCGGTAGGACAGGATTTGAGAATTGCTCATCCCGCGCGCAATATCAGGAAAATTGCGCTTAAACTCGTCGATAAACGTGGGGTCGATGAACTGGAACTGACCACGCGCCGACGACGCCGGGTTAGCCCCGCGGCCTTCGCCGCGGTCTATGGCGGGCAGAATGGTAGAGATGTCCGTGGACCGCGACGTGGGGACGGGCGCGGCTCCTGTTGCGGGCGCGGACAGCGGGATAGTGTCGCCAGCGGCTGCGCCTGGCGCCGCCGGGGCCGACATAGGCGTGGCCGTTGGCGCCGCGCCGGGTGCCGCAGGGGCAGCCCCTTCGCGCGGAAATGTAAGTTCGCGGCGCAAAGGGTCAAAAATAGCCGGCGAGCCTTCAAGTTCAATTCGCTGTTGGGCTATTCTTTCCGCAATTTTATCCGCCGCGTCCATCGCTTGCCGCGCGACATCATCACTGTACGTCGGGGATATTTGACCTCGGTATTGGGGGAAAACTGCGTAAAGTTGCTCTAAATAGCGGCCCCATGCGCCTTGCCGGTCTGTTTCTGGCAATAGCATAATGCCAGGGATTTGCTGGCGCAGAACAGTATGTTGCTTTAGGCTGTTATCAAGTGCCGCTGTTTGCGCTTGCATTCCTTCCCGGCGCGCGGCAATAGCCGCGTTAAGCGCAGGACCGCCAATGGTCGGCGCAACCGCCAACACGCGACGGCTGGTTTCAGGCGACATGATGTCGACGTTAGGATCGGACAGATATTGCCGCAACGCGTTACGTTCCTGCTCCGCGCCTTGAAGCTGTTGCGACCGCATACGGTTCAGTTCCAGCCCCTGCATGGCGCCGACAATGCCGGCAACGTCAGGCGCTTGGAAGGGACGGATTTGATTTGCGATAGTGTAGTCAACCATTAGTCCGTCTCCTTATATCGCGCCGGTGCCCACAGGAACGCCAGCAGCTTGGTACACCGCCGCGTTAGACGCGGGGCCGTACCCAGTGCCGGCTTGGCTAATTGGTATTGCGT